TTGCAATTCAAAATCGATTAGCTCTTGCGCCTCTTGGCTCAATCAATCGTGACACAATTTATGATCTTAACAACTATAGATACCAGATGGTAATGGACATTGTAGGTGAAGATAATATCATGAGCATAAATTGGATGTCAGTTGATGATTGGGTTATGAGATTCCCTGAAAAACAGCGACCAAAATTTAGAAATGCTGAAGTAGAAAATGATCCTAAAACAATATCACAAGCTTCTAATAGAGAAGCTTTCGTTAAGAAAGAATTTTTCTTACGACTACTTTTCTCTCCCAGAATGATCCAAGACATGACTGCCAAATTTGCAGTATCAACTGGGCCATATATCAAAACTATTGCCAACATAATCACCGAAACATGTAAACCACGAGTTTGGAACTATGATTTCGGGATGATTTGTGTAGTCACTGGATATGGTAAAACACAACGAGAACTAGCTGAAGCAATTGGTTTAGCTAGAAGCATGCTTTTATTGGAAACTGACGATGATTGTTGCTTTATTGACAATGATTTTAGTAGTTTTGACGCCACACAAACAAGTGGCTTAATCGCTGGGGAAAACTCATTTGAAAAGAGGTTAATTCCCGACCCCACTGTTCGTAATCTTCTTGATACAAAATGCGTCACTAGATTTAAGACGATGGTTGGTGGCTTCAATGTCACTGTACCAGAAAGAAGAGCTAGCGGTGGTAATGACACAACAATGGGCAACACTATATTAAATGTTGCCACGATTAAACGCTTTATGCATTTGAATCAAATACCTGGCCTGATTGTAGCAACAGGAGATGACGGTTTTGTGATAACTTATAGCAAATTTAGACATTTGTTCTCTCCATTCCCAAATTATGCAAATGAATTGGGTTTGATAGTCAAAACTAAAATTGATAAGCCTATCCACCAGGTTGAATTTTGTAGTGGTCATTTAATGCCAGTCAAAAATTTGTCTCGAGGACAATACGTATTTACCCCCAAGATTGGTCGAATCTTGTTTAAAACTGGCTGGTGCAAAAATCCTGAATATACTCAGAATGAACGCAAAGCATGGATTTATGGTGTTTTCAAAGGGCTAGAAAAATCAGTTAAACCAAATCCATTGTTGAGGACTCTATGCAAAAGAATGATAACTCTCACATCTGACTACGTTAGCACGAAGAGGACAACGGAGATAATTGAAGCCGAAATGTACGAAAATACTTTCAAAATATCTCACAACACCTCAGACGATTTCGAAGTTGATGATGAGCAAGCATACATCATGTTAGCGCATAGGTATGACGTCAGCATGTCTGACATAATTGAACTTGAGGATATTTTATCGAATGTGAAACTCGGAGAAACCGTATGGACTTCCGCCATTTATAATATTCTAAAGGTAGATTGTGATTTTGACTACTTTGCTTCTGATAGGTCTAATCATTACATAGATAATGACAGGATTGCTACTGATAGCACCGTCCTCACGTATTTGAGCTTAACAAAGAATTTGTTTAATAATACTGTGATGGATTTTGTCTTTAATGTTATTTTAATGCCATGGATTGAAGAAGTGTTTAAAGCCAATATTGATTATGGTTGGCTGATACTTGCACTCTTAGAGGCTGGGCATTGTGTTGGTTGGTTGGACTTTGCCGTACATACATATTTGCATTGGGCAACCACACAATTTTACAGTCCATTGGATTTTTATGATGCTAAAGGCAAATTGAATACTGGTACTCTTTGGGATGCCGGTTCAAACAATGGCTTATTTAATGCCATTGCAATGCATCGCGCTTATAACTTTTGGGTCTTTATAATAACCAGAATAATTAAATGGAAACAAGCTAATGGTAGACCAGTTATAAGTTATTTGAGTGTTCTACCAGCCATCTCAAATATGAAACGATTTTTCATCGA